GTCCGTGATGGTAAGGCGGCAAAGCAATTCGCGGTAGCGGTTCGCGAAGTTTTGTTAGCCGCTCCCGCTTTCCCGCACTAATCTGCCGGTTATCCGATCACATTTGCCGCGTTGCGCCGGAGCCATTCTGAATGTCGTCATCACCGCCAAAATGGCAGGCTCATAGATCTGCAGACTTTGATGTCCTCATGGCAGAGCGGTGTTCGGCACTTCTCAACCGCATTGTCTTGGATCCAGCCAGCAGGGCAGCCATTCTCGCCGATCCGCGTGATCTTCACCGTGAGCTGTTCGCGCCTTTTACACCGCCAAATCATAGCGAATATGCAGGCACCTATCGCGGAACCTCGGGAACCTCGCTCACCGACCGCCGTGTTAGCGCCGCGCGCCTTTTGGAAGAAGGCCGTGACTATGAGTTCTGCCTGCCAAACGAAGTATCAGAGCGCATGGGTCGGCTGTTGGAAGCGACCCGCGATCTTCTCAGCGATAAAAGTGCCAAAGACTTTGGCAAGCTGATCGCGCTGGCCTACACGTTCTGCTGGTTTGGCAAGATCCACCCGTTTCTCGACGGCAATGGCCATGTTCAGCGAGCAATTTTTGCCGCAATGGCGACAGAATTTGGCTTTCCGCTCTCAGCGCGTTTTGCCATTCATCCCCGGCCTTATGACCGGTTGCTTGCGACAGCCTTGGAGATATTCGCTTGTGCGCCAGTCGGGCGAGAGAATGAGGAGCTTGGCTTGGTTGCCGAGTATCTCGGCTTCTTCCTCGAGGGTCCGTTCAACGCGCCGCGAAAACATGTCGGCTCTGCAACGCCCTACGCATAGTCGAACGGGGAGCCCATGCCGACCACCCGCGAAACCATCCTCACCGCGCTCTTCGCGCGGCTTTCGGCGTTATCCGCCACGACCTTGCGCGGCGACGTTTTGCCCGAGCGCGTGCCAGCCGCGGGCCTGCTGATCCTGCGCGACGGCGAACCGGGCGAGCCCGAGGTGACGCTGTCGCCGCTGCGCTACCACTACCAGCACCGCGCCGAGATCGAAGCCGTCGTACAGGGCACAGACCGTGATGCCGATTTCGACGCACTCTGCGTCAGCGTCGGCGCAGTGTTTGGCAACGACCGAACACTAGGCGGGCTCTGCGACTGGGTTGAGGCTGAAGCGCCAAGACCCGTTGATCTGCCGGTCGAGGGGGCTGCTGCCCTGAAAGCGGCCGTGATCCCGGTCATCCTACATTATTCCGCGGCTGATCCGCTCGTTTGACTAGTTCGCATTCAAACCGAAGGGTGCGCGCGTATGCAGGCGCGACTTCCAGCTATTCTCCCGGGAGATCACATCCTCCGCAGACAGGTCCGGTGCGAGCCGTTCGAGAATTGTGAAGCGGAAACTCTGTGAGTCCCGGTCTCGCAGTTCGCGGTTTCCGCCATGTCCGTCGCGTGCGTAGGTCAACCAACGTCCGAGCAGATTGTCCTGACCGTAAGCAGAACCGACATAGGATCTTCCGTCCCGCTCATCGAAGATGAGGTAGATGCCGCGCCACTCCGACAGACGGGTACGCCAGCTCGCAGGCAGCACGGCAAGCTGCGCGAAGTTCAGATCGATCTCGTGCCAATCCGGTGGAGCGGCGGCGAAAGCGCTTTCTTCGAGTATGGCGCGAACTGGAAAGGTGCCACGATCCAATAGGCGGAACCAGGAGCGTTCCGGCGGAGGAAAGTCGATAACGAGCTTTCCGCTCCAGTTCGCATAAGCTTCCAGGGGTTCGAAGGCGAATTGTCGAACGGTCTTCTCCTTCGCGGCCCATTGTTCGGTGAAACCTTCATAACCGAAGCCACGCAAGGATTGGTTCTCGGGAATGGCCCAGAAAGCGTCAAGATCGAGATCGCGACTTTCGCCAATGCGGTAAAGGCCGATGAAATGTGCAGTGCCCGGACGAAGACCAAGGAAGCTAGCCAAATAGTGAGCACGGCGTAGGGCTTTTTCCGGTCGACCTGGGACAGAATGGTAAGCCTCAAACAGTTCAGGGCGTTCGCTAATGAGCCATGGCATGACCTTGGCCAGGTTTGGTTCAAACGGCCGATGCCGGATGAGGACGACGTTGTCTTTGGCATCGGGATCAATGTCCGCAATCCGTAAGATGTCTTTGAAGTCCATGGATTTGGCCCGGATTGCGTCTTTGGTTTGAGCCTACAGGGTTCAAAGTGACGAGACAACGCGGCATTCCAACCGCCAGTATCGAAGGAGAAACAGGATGGCACGAGCCCATGGGGCGCGGGCGCAGATGGCGCTTGCGTTTGAGACCACCTATGGCACCGCCCCGACGACGGGGTTCCGGGTGGTGCCTTTCGCCAGTACGACGCTCGGCTCCGAGCAGCCGCTGATTGCCTCGGAGCTTTTGGGCCAGGGGCGTGATCCGCTGGCCCCGATCAAGGATGCAGTGACGGCAGATGGCGATGTCGTGGTGCCGCTCGATGTTGAGAACTTCGGCCTATGGTTAAAGGCGGCTTTTGGGGCCCCGACCACCACCGGCACCACGCCGAAGACTCATACGTTCCAGTCGGGCAATTGGGCGCTGCCAAGCATGGCCATCGAGACGGGTATGCCGGAGGTGCCGCGCTATGCGATGTACATGGGCTGCGTCTGCGATCAGTTGAGCTGGCAGATGGCGCGCTCGGGACTGCTGACCGCAACCGCACGCCTGGTGGCCCAGGGCGAGAGCGTCGCTGCCGCCACGGCGGCAGGCACACCCACGTCGCTTTCGCTGCAGCGCTTTGGCCACTTCAACGGATCGATCAGCCGCAACGGGGTGCCGCTTGGCAATGTCATCTCGGCCGAGGTGACTTATTCCAACGGGCTCGACCGGATCGAGACCATCCGCTCGGATGGCAAGATCGAGGGGGTTGATCCTGGCATGGCGGCGCTGACCGGTAAGATCGAGGCCCGCTTTGCCGACACGACGCTGATCACCCAAGCGATGGATGGCACACCTTGCGAATTGGTCTTCGGCTGGAGCCTTGGGGCCAATGCCAGCTTCAGCTTCACGGCGCATGCTGTCTATCTGCCGCGGCCCCGCATCGAGATCCCGGGTCCGCAGGGGATCCAGGCCACCTTTGATTGGCAGGCGGCCAAGGCGGCAAGCCCCGCCCGCCTGTGTACCGCCACCCTCGTCAACACTGTCACCTCCTATTGAGAGGATCTCTTCCGCCATGCTGACCCTTGATCTCTGTAATGCACCAATCTGGTGCGAGCTTCTCCCCGGCCTGCGGGTCAAACTCCGGCCGTTGACCACGGCGTTGATGGTCGCCAGCCGCGCGGATCCCGCGATTGCGGCGCTGGCCGATGGGACGGCGCCTGAAGAGGCGGCGCTTGCCATGGCCAAGGCGCTGGCGCAGCGCGCGATCCTCGACTGGGAGGGCGTTGGCGATGCCATGGGGGAGGCCTTGCCGGTCAGCCCCGAGGCGATCGACGCGCTTCTCGATCTCTGGCCGGTCTTCGAGGCCTTCCAGACCCGCTATGTCGCCAAGGGCCTGCTCTTGGATGCCGAAAAAAACGTCTCATCGCCCTTGCCGATTGGGAGTTCGGCGGGGGCGGCGGCTATTGCGCCGCCTGTGGATCCGTCTGTCCCGAGTGTCCCGCACGGCTGAACCGCCCGCAGACTTGGGAGGGCGCGCAGGTCTGGGATCTCGTCCAGCGTCTTGGCGGGCAATTGCGTCTCATTCCCGGCGCGGTGATCGGCTGGGATATGGGGGCCGCACTGGCGCTCGGGGCCGCCCTCGGCATCCCGGCGCTGGCGGTTGCGGAGCTCTTGCCGCCCATCGAGGCGGTGATGGTGCGCAAGATCAATGAAGCGATGCAGGCTGAAACAGGCGGCCTCACCTGACCGCGTTCCAGATGAAAACGCGGTGATGAATCCCGAGGATATCTCTGAATGTCAGAAAAGAAGGTCTCCGTCCGGCTTGTCGCTGTCGGCGGCCGGCAGGTGCGGGCCGAGCTCGAAGGGATCGGCGAGGCGGGCGCGCGCGGCTTTGGCCGGCTCTCGGCTGAGATGACGGCCGCCAATACGCGGCTCGCGGGTTTTGCCAGCAAGGCGGGGATTGCCCTGGCCGCCTTGACCACTGCCGCCACGGCAGCCGGTGTGGCGATGATCCGCTCGGGGCTTGAGGTAATCGGAGCGCAGGCGGATATGGCGGCCTCGCTTGGCACAACGGTGGAAAGCCTGCAGGTGCTGACCTGGGCGGGGGAATTGGCCGGGGTCTCGCTCGGAGAGATCGAACAGGCGACAAAGAAGCTGACGACGCGGCTTTCTGAGGCGGCGACGGGGTCAGGCACGGCGGTGAAGGCGCTGGCGCGTTTGAACCTGACGGCGACGGATCTGCAGGCCTTGCCTTTGGATCAGCGGATCGTCGCCATTCAAGAGGCGCTGAACCGGCTTGTCCCGGAGGCCGAGCGCGCGGCGGTGGCCTCGGACCTCTTTGGCGACAAGGCAGCACTGGCCTTCCTGCGGGTCGATCCCGCAACCTTGCGCGAGGCGGCGAAAGATGTGCGCGACTTTGGCGTGGCGGTCAGTGCTGCCGATGCGGTGCAGATCGAACGGACGGGGGATGCGATTGCCAAGTTGAGCCTGATCTGGCTCGGCCTCACGAACCGGCTGACGGCGGCGGTTGCGCCAGCGCTGGAAGCGGTGGCCAATACACTTGCCGACATGGCACGCGGCACGGGACCGCTGGGACAGGCGATCAACGGGGTCTTCGACAATCTTGGACGGCTTGCGACTTATGCCAGCACATTCGCCGCGCTGATGGCCGGGCGCTGGGTGGCGGGGCTGGCTGCGGCCGCTCTTTCGGTCAAAGGGCTGGCAATGGGGCTCGCGGTCTTGCGTGGGGCGCTCATTCGCACTGGCATTGGTGCGCTGATCGTTGGTGCGGGGGAACTCGTCTATCAGTTTACCACGCTTGTCGGCAAAGTCGGCGGGGTTGGCGCGGCTTTTGGCCTCTTGCGCGATGTGGCGGCGGAGGCCTGGGATCGTCTGGCGCAGGCCGCAACAGCCTCATGGTCCCGTGTCGAGGCGGGCTGGGCTGGCGCGCAGGCTATGATCTACGAGGGACTGCAATCAGCGCTCGCCGCCGTGGTGGGCTGGGGCAATTCTGCGGTCGGTAGCTTCCAAGGTGCCTTTGATGCGGTGAAGGCGATCTGGGGCGCCCTGCCACAGGCGATTGGCGATTTTGCCTATCAAGCCGCGAACGGTCTGATCGACGGCGTCGAGGCGATGTTGAATGCCGTTGTCACCCGGATCAACCGCTTCATCGAAGGCTTGAACGCGGCGCTCGATCTCTTGCCGGACTGGGCCACCGGTGAGGGCGGCATCAAGATCGGCACGCTTGACGCGGTCAATCTTGGCGACATTGCCAATCCCTTCGCGGGGGCCGCAACGGCTGCAGGCACAGCGGCGGCTGATGCCTTCCGCGCCGCGATGCGCAAGACCTACGTCGACACGCCCGACCTCTTCGGTGGCATGGCGGAGGCGGCAAGAACACGGGCGGACGGCTATGCTGAGGCGGCGGGCATGCTGTCGGAGGCGGCATCACGGCCGATGACAGCTTGGGCCGCGCTGAAATCTGCGATCTTCGGCGCGGGTGCCGAGGGAGAGGCGGCTTTGAACAACGCCTCAGATGCTGCCGACGCGCTGTCGGACGGATTGGACAATGCCGGCAAATCCGCCGGTGGGGCTGGAGGGGCTGCGAAAAAGGCCGCAGACGAGGCGGCAACGGGATGGGCGGCGGTCACAAAGTCGCTCTCCGACTATGCCAAGGGCGCGATGGATTGGGGCCAGGGCCTTGGCGAGACGCTGACTTCGGCCTTCTCCTCGGCAGAAAATGCCTTCCGGCAATTTGTGACGACCGGCAAGTTCGACTTCAAATCGCTCATCTCCTCGATCCTCGCCGATCTTGCGGTGCTGTCGTTCAAGCGCGCGGTACTCGGGCCGATTGCAGATGCCCTATCCTTTGCCTTCGGCGGCGGAAGCTTTCTGGATGGCCTCGTGGCGCATAATGGGGCCCTGGTCGGCTCAACTGGGTCGACCCGATCCGTCCCCGCCATGGTCTTTGCCGGCGCACCGCGGATGCACGAGGGGGGCTGGGCGGGTCTCAAGCCCGATGAGGTGCCAGCCATCCTGCAGCGCGGGGAGCGGGTGCTGAGCCGTCGCGAGGCAGCCATCTTTGGCAGGGGCGGCAGTGCGGCCGCGGGTGTCACGGTCAACATCGACGCGCGTGGTGCACAGATGGGTGTGGCCGAACAGATCAATGCAAGCTTGCGGGCGGCCATCCCGGAGATCGCCCGCATCGCGAAGGAAAGCGTGGCCGACGGTCGGCGCAGAGGTCAGGGAATCTGAGAATGGCGATTCCGATCTTGCCTTTGACGCTGGTGACCTCGCTTGAGCGCCGCCTCGTGACCTCAGTGGCCGAGGCACGCTCCCCCTTTACCGGCACCTCGCAGATCCAGGACTGGGGGGCGTCATGGTGGGAGTACCAGATCGAGATGGCGGTGACCCAAGGGGCCAATGCCCGGCGGCTCTCAGCCTTCTTTGCTGCCCTGGGCGGGGTCAGGGGCCGGTTCCTCTTCCCCGATCCCTCGATCGAGGTGCCGCTGGCTGCTGGTAATCCTTACGTCACCGCAGCCCAAAGTGCTGGGGCATCGACATTGCAAACCGCCGGTTGGGGGCTGGGCCTGCGCGCTGGCGACTTCTTCCAACTCGGAAGTGATGCCGCCACCCGGCTTTATCAGCTGACGGCGGATGTCATGCCATTCGGAAGTGAGGCGACGATCAGCTTTGTGCCACCGCTCAGGGCCTCGGGCCCCGTCGGCACGCTGCTTGGTCTTGATGCCCCGTCGGTCCTGTTGCGGCTGACGGCCCCGGTGCCAACAATGATTGGCCGGGCCGACCAGCACCGCTTCACCCTCTCGGCGCGGGAGGCCCTCTGATGAGCCGCGATCACACCGCCGCCTTCGCCTCTGCGCTGGCGGACCAGCATCTACGGCCGATCATCTTCTTCGAGGGCCAGTTTGCTTCTGGCTGGGCGCGGATTTGGTCAGGGCTCGGGGAGGTCAGTTGGAACGGCCAGACATGGACTGGCGCTGGATCGCTCCTGGGCCTCGGCTCCCTCGACGAAACTGGGGAGGTTGTTGCTGGTGGCACGGCAATCTCGCTTTCTGGCGTGCCGCTGGACCTCGTTCAAATGGCGATCGAGGAGGCGCGCCAAGGCTTGCCGGGCCGGATTTGGCTTGGGCTGCTCACCGAGGACGGCAGCATCATCGCCAACCCGGTGCAGGCCTTCTCGGGTCGGCTCGATGTGCCAGAAATCAAGGATGATGCGGATACCTGCACGATCACCATCAGCTATGAAAGCCGCCTCATTGATCTGACGGTGGCCCGGACCTGGCGCTACACGCATGAGAGCCAGCAGGTGTTATTCTGGGGTGATCTGGGGTTCGAGTATGTCACTGCGATCCAGGATCGGGAGATCGCCTGGGGGCGGGGGTGAGGGCACGTGAGATAACCTCGGTTCAGGATTTGAAGGGGTTGGTGATTGTAAGCCGCCCCTCGACCAAGAGGCCATCCTGCATGTCTTCCGAATAAAGCGTGGTGCATTGATTTTGCAGGGCTGCGGCGACGATCATGGCGTCATAGACAGAAAACCCGTAACGCGCGCCAAGGGCGCGCCCAATCTCATGGGTCGTGGACGTCAGGGAAACGACAGGGCAAATCTGGCAAATGCCGTCGAGGAAAACGCCCGCTTCCTGCCAGCTCATCGCGGCTTTGCGGATACAGTTGACCAGGGTCTCATTGAGGACCTGAACGCTGATCATCCCGCCTTGGGTGATGAGGTGTTCGGCCTTCTCGGCTTTTGGGCTCTCATCCAGCAAATAGAGGATAACGTTTGTGTCGAAAAAATTAGCGCTCATGCGTATCGTCACGGCTTAGACGCGCGCTGGCGGGAAGGCGACCACGGAAGGGCCGCAGCGCGGCCAAGACTTCCTCGGGCCGCTGATGACGCGCGAGGGCAATGCCGGTCCCATCGGCATGAATATGAATGTCGTCACCCTCTTTGAGGCCCAGTTGGCGAACAAGTTCGGCAGGGAGACGGATGGCAAGAGAATTACCCCATTTTGCGACTTGCATGGCAGCCCCCCATTGCCTGGATATACTGGAAATAATGTATATCCCTCACGGGGTGCTTGCAAGGCCAACGGCACAAATGTTGAGAGAAGGGCAGACCCGTGCCCCGCGTTGACCATTGGGAACGCCTTCTCGCCACAGCGATCGACACCGCCCGGGTGCGGCCCTTTGTCTGGGGCCTGCACGACTGCCCAACCTTCGCCTTTGAGACGCGCACCCTCCTGACGGCCGGCGAGGATGTCGCCGCCCTCTGGCGGGGCAAATATTCCACCCATCTTGGCGGGCTTCGCGTCATGCGCCGCTTGGGCTGGTCCTCGCTTGAGGCCATGGGGCATGCGCTTCTTGGGGCGCCGCGCGATATTGTGCTTCAGGCCCAACGGGGTGACATCGTCTTGGCCGATAGCGGTCTGGGCTTCGGTGTGGTGATTGGTGCCACGGCGGTCGGGCTTGCTCCCGAGGGTCTGACCTTTGCGGCACTCCGCTCTTGCCGGCTGGCTTGGCCGGTTTGATCTGAGCGGGTTGGCAGTTGGTGTTTGGCAAGGTGCGCGGCCCGGGCCTCCCCACCCGGACCGCGCATCGGGGCACACGTGGACCCGGAGACCGAGCAGCTTGGGTCACTGCATGGTCCAACGTCACCCGCATTCCTCTGGCAATAGATCGGTTGGAAATCGGTCGATGCAGGGCGCAGGTGTCAGCGCTCGCGAAAGGCTTATGCAGCGTAAAGCATCGTCAAAAGTGTCATTCCTGACGTCCGTGTATCACCCATGTCGCAAATTATCTACGATTCGTCGCTGAGGCCGCCGAGCGCCCTCATTCCGGAGCCCTTTCCATGCCCTTCATCGTGACAGCCGTCACCGCGGTCGCGGGGGCGATCGGCGGGGTATTGGCGGCTGGCGGCATTGGGGCAGCCCTTCTCAGGATCGGTGGCACGCTCCTCTTGTCCTATGCGGCGCAAGCCCTGATGCCGAAACCGCAGGCGACGCTGCAGGCGCGGACGGTGACCATCCGCGAACCGGTGGTGCCGCGCGATCTTGTTTATGGCCGCACCCGCAAGGGCGGGGTCATTGTCTTCCTGCATGCCTCGGGGCCGGCGGATCAATATCTCGATCTCGTCGTCGTGCTGGCCGCGCATCGCGTCAAATCCATTGGTGCCATCTACTTTGAGGGAGAGATGGCCCTCAATGCGGCCGGCGTCGCGCAGGGCCGCTGGGCCGGGAAGGTCTTGGTCGAAAAGAAACTCGGCGCGGCCGATCAGACAGCCTTCGCGGGTCTGAAGGCAGCGCTGCCGGACAAATGGACAGAAAACCACCGCCTGCAGGGCTGTGCAGCCATTCGTTTGCGCCTCACCTATGACCAGGACGCCTTCCCGGGCGGCATCCCGAACATCACGGTCGATCTTGAGGGCAAGGATGACATTTGGGATCCACGGACGCAAACATCGGGCTATTCGGAGAACTCCGCTCTATGTTTGGCTGATTATATGGCGAACCCGACCTGGGGTGTGGGGGCACGGATCGGCGAGGCCGACGGGATCGATGAGATGTCGCTCGTTGAGGCGGCCAACATCTGCGACGAGGTTGTTCTGCTTGCCGACGGCGGGACGGAGCCCCGCTACACCTGCAATGGGGTGATCACGCTGTCCGAGCCCCCGAAGACCATCATCGAAGGGATGCTCTCGTCCTTTGCCGGGCGCTGCGCCTTCTCGGGCGGGGCCTGGCGCCTCTATGCAGGTGCGTGGCGGACGCCCGATCTGGCGCTGACGGCAGATCATGTCCGTGAGGGCGGGCTGACGCTGGCGACGCGGGTGACGATGTCATCGAACTTCAATGCGGTGCGGGGTCAATTTGTCAGCCCGGAGAATGACTGGCAGCCGGATGACTTCCCGGCTTACGCCTCGGATGTCTATCTCGCTGAGGATGGCGGCGAGCAGAAATGGCATGATATCTCGCTGCCGTTCACCATCTCGGCCTCAATGGCGCAGCGCTTGGCGAAGATCGAGCTCGAGCGCGCGCGGCGGCAGATGACGGTGCGGCTTTCTGGCAAGCTCTCGGCTTGGGCGGCGACGGTGGGCGATGTGGTGACGCTGTCCTATGCGCGCTGGGGCTTTGCCGCCAAACCCTTCGAGGTGCAGGGCGTGAGCCTTGATCTGACGGCTTCTGGGGATGGGGCATTGCTCCTGCCCGAGCTTGTGCTGCGCGAGACTTCACCCTTGGTCTATGACTGGACGGCGCCTGAAGAACAGATCTACGCCGCGGCCCCGCGGACGGCGCTGCCGAGGGCCCATGACATTCCGGCCCCCGGCGCACCGCAGGTCACGGAAGCGATCTATGTCACCCGCGACGGCGGTGGGCTGAAAGTTCTGGCCCGGATCAGCTGGGCGGCTGCTCCGTCTGGCTTTGTGGCCGCGTATCAATTGCAGGCCCGTCGTTCCGAGGCGGCAGACTGGCTTGCCGGGGAGTGGCTGGATTATGGCCGCACCGAGGGTTTGGGCTTAGAGGTCCGCGACATTGCGCCGGGGCTCTGGGACTTCCGGGTCAAGGCGATCTCGGTGCTTGGCGTCTCTTCGCCTTGGCAAGAAACCGCAGTGGAAATCCTCGGCCTGACGGCACCGCCACAAGGGCTGGAGAATGTGACGCTGCAAACCGCGGGCGGCCTCGCCATTCTCAAATGGACGCGCTCGGCCGATCCGGATGTGCGGGTGGGGGGCAATATTGTGATCCGGCATTCCAAGGAGGCAACCGCCACTTGGGCCGACAGCTATTCGATGGACCGGGTGGGTGGGGGCGAGGCCATCGCCGTCGTGCCGTTGAAACCCGGTACCTATCTGCTGCGCGCCGAGGACAGCGGCGGCCGCGCAGGCCCCGAGGTCCGGGTCTCGACCAAGGGCGCGCAGGTTCTGGCCTTCTCGCCCTTGGGCTTTCTGCAGGCCGATCCCGGCTTTGTCGGCGCGAAATCCGGCCTGGCGGTCAGCGGCACCAGCCTGACACTCGCCACGGCAACGGCAAATGGCGTGACGCAGGTCAGCGCGATGGAGGGGCAGTACAGCTTCGCCGCCGGGCTGGACCTTGGCGCTGTGAAGCGCGTGCGGCTGCGCTCGGAAATCGGGCTTGCGGCCTTGGCGCTCAATGACCGGATCGATGCGCGCACGGCTTCGATGGACACATGGGCGGATTTTGACGGGTCAGCCGGCGCAGAAATCGATGTGCTCTTCGAGATCCGCGAGACGGACGACGATCCCACGCAAACCCCCACCTGGGGCCCCTGGGGCCGTCTCGACGCCCATGAAATCGAGGCCCGTGCGGTTCAGGCGCGGGCGCATCTCACGACGAAGGATGCGTCTTATACGCCGATCGTCAGCCAATTGCGGCTTTACGCCGACGAGGTCGTTTGATGGCGCTTGGCGTTCCTATGGAGCACGCCTTCGCTGCCGCTCAGTTCCGCCTCAAAAGCGAACGCCCGCATGTCTTTTTGATTGAGAACGGAAGACGCTGATATGCCCCAGACATCCAGCTTCGTGATCGCGAATGACGCGGGCGCGGCCGTTCGCGCCCGGATCAACGAGATCGTTGCGGCGCTGCAATCAACAAGTGCCGGGGCCTCGGCGCCGTCGGCCACCGTCGCCGGCATGCTCTGGGTCGATACCTCGGTCTCGCCACCGGTCTTGCGGCGGCGCAATGCCACCAACACCGGTTGGGATGCGCTGTTGGATGCGGCAGGCAATTTGGCGGGTTTGGCGAATACGGCGGTGGCGCGGGCAAACCTTGGGCTTGGTACGATGGCCCAGAAATCTGCCGCCGACTATGACGCGACCATCGCCGAAAAGGCGGCACTTTCCGGGGCAACCTTCACCGGGCAGGTGACGGCGCCGAACTTTGTCTCCTCCTCTGACGCCCGGCTCAAGACCGAGGTCGAGACCATTGTGGGGGCACTGGCCCTCGTCGGATCCTTGCGTGGGGTGCGCTTCACCATGGATGGAAGCCGCCAGATCGGGGTGATCGCGCAGGAGGTCGAGGCTGTGCTGCCCGAAGTGGTGCGGGCAGATGGGCAATCTGGCCAGCTCTCGGTGGCTTACGGCAATATCGCGGGTCTTCTCATTGAGGCCATCAAGGAATTGGCCGCCCGGGTGGCGGCGCTGGAGGAGGGCTGCCGATGAATGAGAGCAATGGCTTTATCGAGACGATCAACGCGGTGTTTGGCGGGGCGGTGACGACGCTGATCGGGGCCGTTACCGGG